TTACACGATGGTGTCGATGAAGCCGTGAACGATGAGCACATCGATCACGTCGTTGGCAGCGGCGGTCGCGCTCGACTTCTTGGAGCCGAGGAACTTGGCGCAGGGGTAGTCGCCGACCGCGTAGGGCTCGACCTCGCCGTCCGACGTCACGGAGAGCAGGTTGTGCGTGCCCGCCGTGATGGCGCCGTTGGCGACGGCCTCGCAGACTCCGGAGATGGCCACGCGCAGCGTCTTGCCGGTCGCGACCGTCTCGCGGGCGAACCCGAAGAAGAGGTCCGTGGCCGCGGTCGCCTGCGCGACCGTCAGGACGCCACCCGACTGCCCGGTCACCTTGAGCGCGTGACGCGCCGTGATGGCGCCGTCCGCGATGCAGATTCGCTCGATGCACCCGTTGTCGGTGTACATGTTCAGACCTTGCCCTCGGCGATGGCCGCGCGGGCGGCGTTGAAGTCGAGACCCTTCTCACGGGAGAGCTTGACCGCGGCGCGGATGGCGTCGGGCGAATCGAGGTCCACCGCCTCGGCCGTCTGCCCGTGGCCGAGGGCCACCACCGCGCGCTTCTCGGTCGAGCCGAGCACGCACGCGCGGACCTCGGCGCTCATCGTCACCACGGCGGCCTTCAGGCCGTCTGGCCTCATAGCCCTTGACCTCAGCGGCGACGGCCTCGGCGTGCCGGGCCTTCTCCACCGCGTCGAGGCGCTGCGCAAGGGACAGCACGTCGGCCTCGGCGGCGTCGGCCTTGGCCTTGAAGGTGTCGCGCTCGGTGCGGGCGAGCACGAGGGCATCGTGCTCGGTGCGCGAGAGCTGCACCACGTCGGCCGGCTTGTCGGTGCCGGCCCCATCTTTGAGCCCCATGGGGCCTCCTTTGGGGCTCTCGGCCCCGGCTGCGGCCCGTGCGAGGGCCAGTGAGTCGATGTTGTTCTGCCGCGGCGTCGGGGTCAGGCTCACGGAATGGAGCCCGCGCCCGAGCGGCTTGCCCGTCGCCGGGTCGTGCATAGTGCCGACCAGCGTGGGCGAGAAGAAGAGAAGCCCCGGGTTCGCGCCGAGCATCGCAGCGCCGGCCGCGGTGTACTCGGGAACGCCATAGAGGCCGTCGCCGGGACGGTGCTCAAGCGCGGTCACTCGGCCATACAGAGGCACGGCCGCGGCGTCGGTGCCGCCTGCCTGCGCGCCATAGAGGGCGTGCGCGTAGTCGATGGGGATGGAGAACCCGGCGCCGGCCGCGGTGACGATGGACGCAAGCAGTTCGTCCGTCACGTCGAGCAGATGCGCGCCGGTGTAGGCGTCGTGAAGCGGGCCGACGCGCATGAGCTGCGCGACCTTGCCCCGCACCAGGCCCTCGGCGGCAGGAGCGTGCACCGGGGCCATCTCACAGAGCACAGCGGAGAGAGGCAGCGGGCCGGGGGCGTCCACGTAGGTCGTAACCTCGTCGACGCGCACGGGCTCGGACAGGACCAAGCGCCCGTCCTCGCTGCGGCTGTAGCTCATGCGGTAGTACATGTCCTCGCCGGTGCCGCAGACCTCGCCGACCACGGACTCGCCCGTGATGCTGTCCTCTTCAATGCGAATCCACGGGTCGGAGCCCATCGGGGCGAGGCCGCGCAGACGCATGGTCACCGCGTCGCGCAACTCCTCGAGGAAATCGCCGAGGCTCTGCCCGTCGCTCGTCGGAATGGTCATCGCCATCAGGGTTTCCCCTTTCTCTTCCAGCGTCGCGCGCCGGGCTTTCTCGCGGTCGGCCCATGCGCGGCCGGGGTTGCCACCCCACAGAAGCCACGCGGTCAGCCACGGCGAATCGGCGGTCCCGTCCTCGGGTCGCGTCTTGTCGTGCCGCGCGAACCATGCGGGCGCTTCGACCGTCAACCATTCGACGCTCTGCGCCTCGCCTGCAGCGATGGAGCGAGCGCGGCGAACCGTCTCGGGCTTGAGCCCGTCGCCGCCCTTGCCGTCCTCGTAGAGCTTCAGGCCACGACGGGCGGCAGCAGACACGGCAGCAGGAGGTGTGCGGCGAATCGGCATCACGCGCCCCCGGCCGGAGTGGGCATCGCGGGCGCCGCAGGAGTCTGCGGGCGCAGGCCGAGACCCACGGCGCGTTTCTCTTCGGGCGGCGCCAGTTCAAGCGCGGCGTGGACCTTCGCTCGAGACTCGGGGCCAATCTGCAGGATGCCGGCCGCATTCAGCGCGGCCAGGCTGTTCAGATGCGTGACGAACGCTTCGGACGCCAGCCCGTCAAAGTGCAGCCGCGGCAGGTCGGCCGGGTCAACCTCACCGAACCGCCACTTGCAGATGCGCGGAATGAGGCCGGCGTTGACCTCCTCCGCGAGCCAATCGCACACCGCCTGCGCGCTCTGCCGCGACGCTGCAACCTGCGTTTCGCCAAGCGAGTAGGAGCCGCCACCCTCGCCGGAGCCCAAGAGCATCCATTGCATCGCGACGAGCTCATAGATGGAGCGCGAGATGTCGGCGAGTACTGCGTTGATGCGGCTGACGTCGTAGTCGGCCCCGAAGATGGACACGTCCCACCCGGGCGGAGGGACGAGGTATGCGCGGTCGCTCGATGCGTAGTCGGACAACATCGTTGCAATGTCGTCGGCGTCTTTGACCGCCTGCGGGCCGAGGCGGGCCGCCGTCTCGGCGTCGACCTTGGCGACCGGCGTACCCACGGCAAACCGCTGGACGCCCACAATCCGAAGCTGCGCGGCGGCGGCATGGTCAACGGCGAGGGTTGCGGCCGGGCGCAGAATGCCGATGCCGCTGAAGTCGGAGCGGGAGACGGGGCGCCACGTAAGGCGGAACAACTGCGAGGCGGGAATCTCGACGCCGCGACCGTAGCCCGAGAGCGGCTGCTGCACGCACCCGGCCAGTTCTTCATCCTCGCCCATCAACCACCACGCGATGCTCGCGGGGTCGCGGTACTTCAGGACGGTGTACCACTCGCCTTGGTGTTCCTCCGCGATGGTTTCCCACACGCCGAATCCGTACTCGACGGACCCGAGAAGTTCGCCCCACAGAGACGACCACCGCACTCCGGCCGGGCTTGCATACCCGATGCCGAGGCAGGCTTTGACGTGCTCGGCGTAGGCGATGGCGTTCGGCGTCGGTTCGGCGCCTTCGACCTTGCCCGGTTCGATGCGCGGCGTCGGCACGCGCATCAGGTCGCGCCACATGCCGAGGGCCACGTACACCGGAGGGCAGACCAGCGCCGACCGCATGGCCAGGATGCGGTCAGGGTGTGCCTGATACCGGCGGGCAGGCTCGTAGGCCGCGCCGTTCGTCGTCGTCGGGCCATCGATGCGGCCGATGGGCGCTTCGACTCGTCGCGAGTCGTCGCGCATCACCAGTGCCCGCAGTTTGTCGACGATGCCGAACATGGCCGCCACGCTACACGGGGCGGTGATAACTTTCAACTATCAGCGCGATGTGGCGTGAAAGCCTTGGCCTATCGCCCGCCCCGTGACGCGAGCAGTGCCGCGGGGAGCTTGCGGGGTTGCCCATGCTGTGGCGTGGTCGCGATGCCCGGCGAGTCGAAGAGGTGCCAAAGCACGCGGCGACTGAGATAGCGCAAGCAGTCGACGGCGTGGTCGTGAATGCCGTCCTTCGTTGGCTCGTCACGCCCGCGAGGGTCCCATGAGTAGCCCAGAAGCGACCCATGGAGCGTGCGCGCGGGGTACTCGCCGCCGGGCGCTTCGACCATGGCGCGCGAGAACATGAGCTTGCGCCGTTCGATGGCGAGCCGCATCCGATTCAACGACCCGACCACCGACCGGCGCTCTGGAATCGTCTCGACGTGCGGGCGGATGCCGAGGCCATCAGGCGGGGCGCTCGCTATCAGGTCGAGGTCGCTGTGCCCCGTCTGCGCGGATGTCGCAGCGCCGGCCGGGTCTGCAATCACCTCGTCGAGCGGATAGCGCGGATCCTTCGCGCCGCCCCACATGCGGCGCGGCACGCAATCGGCCGAGATGCGCCGGCAGAAGGCGCCAAGGGTGATGCCGGTCCCTGCTTTGACGGGCGGG